CTCAACTGGCATAAGAACTAAATCCTTACCATCCCATCCATATATAAATTCTCCCTCAAGTCCCTTACCCTTGATACAATTCGCATTTTCGAGAATGTATAATAAATTTTCAATGGTAATTTCAAACTCAAATCCTCTTGGATCATATACTCTACAATAAGCATGTCTGTGATCCCATCCTGTAGAGTAATCGCCAGCTTTCTTATTCAATACAAATCCTTCTGTTGGGACATTATCAAATTCATCATTCGGAATATCCTTGTCTCGCCAACCATTCCATGAAGTCTCTTTTCGCAGCTTTCCCTTTTCGTCATAGTAAATTACATAAGCAAGCTTCCCTGTGTATGTTCCTGAACGATTTTGATATCCAACATTTATCGTTTTAGGAACAAAAATGCTACTGTTCATTCTGTTGTCTTCTCCTTTCTTTTCCTGATTGATTACTCTTTCAGAATACTTCCTACTTATTGTTATTCGCTCTTTAAATCAATCCTTTTTCGATTAATTCTCCTAAGTAGTAATATCTATCTAAGTCATCTGGATCAATAGAGTCGTCTTCGCCAAGAATATATCTATCACAACCTTCTACTTCTTCCATTTCATCAATCCATTTATCCCAATTGTCTGCAATTAGCTGACAGAACTTTTCGCCACTTCCACGCAAGAAACATCTGCCAACCCATTCAGCTTTCATCTTTCTGCCAGGATAAACTAATGTGAAATAAATTCCATTTTCAATCAAAGCGCCTCTAACTTCTTTATGGCTGCTTACAAAGATATAATCAACTTTCCCAATATTCTCTTTAATGTGCTGAATATAATTTTTTGGAAATTCAGGATTACGATACTTTTCAATTTTATCTGAATTAACTGGATTATAATCATAGCACCAACTAAACTGACTGCTATCGCTATCGAGAATCTTATAACCTTTTTCATTTAATTTTTTAAAAGCATATGTCTTACCACAAGCATGAAACACACTAATAATTTTTGTGTTCATATATTTATTCTCCTCTTTTTACTCAATATTTAACTTGACTCTTTCTTTATCATATAAAATTCCACCGTTTTTCAACATTTCATCTATGTTAATATTAAGACTTGCAGACTGAGACTTCTTATATTCATTGCCGGATGTTTTACACTCAACAATAAAAAGGGTTTTTCCATCTGCATCTTTAACATCTGTATATTCTGGTTCGTCTAACTTAAATTCACAAGATGACATCATATTTTCAAACTTATTTGACTGTTCTTTCATAGTTAAATAATCCAATTCAGACATCCTCGCTCGTTCAATAAAATTATGTACTTTTCTTGCAATCGTTTTTAATTTTCTTCTCATTCAGTACACACCTTTCTTAGTCTTATTTCCAAAAGAAACGAATCTTTCTTGTTTTCAGTT